ACTTGGTAGTTCAACTAGAATTCCAGTTATTACAGTTACAGCAGAAGGTTTAATTGATAGTATTGGAACAGCAGCAGTTGCTGGTGTAGATAGTGTAGCATTTGATTCTAGCACTGGTGTTATTGAGTTAACACTTGGAGATGCTAGTGTAAAGACTGCACAAGTTGTTCTTGATGCATTCTCTACAGACAATCTTTCTGAAGGTAGCACAAAGCAATATTACTTAAAGTCTAGAGTAGATTCTGATATTGATCTAAGAGTTCCTACTATTATTGATAGTGATTATCTTGATGATTTTGTCAGACCTCTTTCTAGATTAGGATATGATTCTGGAACATTAGCTCCATTTGCTAGAGCAGCAATTAGTGTTGCGGGTGATGGTGTATCTTATGAACAGGGTACAGGTGTAATCACAGTTGCCACAGTGACTAACTCTTTCCAAGTAACACAGGCTGGTCACGGGTTAAGAGAAGGTCATGCAGTCTATGAAGATGATGTTGCAGGATGGGTAAAAGCATTTGCCACAGATTCTGGTCATCAGCTTGCTACGCACGTTGTAGTAGATTTTGTAGACTCTGATACATTTGCAATTGCACAGAATGGTATCTTTACAATTGGTGAAACTGGTTCTGTAAGTCCTGCTATTTCTCTGACAGCAGGTGAATACTACTACACAGGTAACGTAGATTCCGGTATCCCTGTCATTACACAGCCAGCAACATCTGTACAGCCTCTGTTCTATGCTCTGTCTTCTACACAAATGGAACTTAGTGTAGAGCATGCAATCAATGTATTCTCACCAGATGAGCCGTTGAATGTAAGCAGCACAGCAGGTAACTTTACTGTATCAGGTAATCTGAAAATAAGTGGATTAGGTGTTCCAAAAGTTGCTACAGTCAATCCGGGTGGAACATATTACTTTGATAGTGGTAACGTAGCAAAGCTTACTATGTCTGCTGATGCAAGTATGCAGTTTGATAGTCCGGGTACTGTGTATGACGGGGCTGGATTTACTATCCTTGCCAAGAACACAGATGCATCTGCTCATAGACTGACACTGACCACTCCAAATGGTGTAACACTCCACACGGTAGGTGAAAACAAAATGACTGTAAATGCTGGTAACATTGCAATTCTTAGTGGTGTTATTTACGGTGAGAAGGACATCTTGTTAACATCTACACAAATGGATAGCTCTATCACAGGACAATAAAGAATGTCAATTAGTTTACTTGGTTTTCCACCTAGTTTAGTCAATACTATTAGTAATAGAAGGTTATTTCATTTTTTCTTATGTGGTGCTGGTGGTGGTGGTGCTGGTAATGCTAGTGGCAACAGTGGTGGCGGTAACGGTAGATTTATTGCATTTACTGGCTATTTGGAAAAAGAAGATACAATTTATGCCTATAGGGGTTCAGGTGGACAATCTACCGGGGGGACTTCTAATGCTGTTGGCGCAGGTGGTGGTGCTGCCTCTATGATTTGGGTTGATCCTAGAAAAACTAGATTAGGTCCAGACCCAAATGGATTTGGTGCAACCTCTAATGTTCTTCTTGCTGTTGCCGCTGGCGGTGGTGGTGCTGGCAATTCTAATCCCGGATATGGTAGTAATGGTGGTCCTGTAAACACAACCACAGGTGCACCTTTACAAAATGCTTCTGGTTCTGGTGATAACCCCGGTGGTGGGGGTGGTCCAACTGGTCCCGGTCTTGGTGGCACTCTTAATATTGGTGGTTATGATTTTAATGGTAGTGCTGGTAATTCCAAATCACTGTTAGACACATCCAGTAATGGTGCTGGTAATGGTGGAGATGGACTTGTTAATGGTAGTGCTGGTAACTACGCTGTGTCTACTGGTCTTAACAAAGAAACTGTTACAGGCAGTGGGTCTTTAGGAGTAGGGGGTAGAGGATATACTCAAGGTGGCTCTGGTGGAGGTGGTGGCTTCTATGCAGGAGGTGGTTCTACTTTTGATGGTGTAGGTGCAAAATCTTGTGGTGCAGGGGGTGGATCATCTTTTGTGAATAGAACTTACTGCGGTGCCTTTAATTTTTATAGTCAGTCGGGGTCTTCCGTGGATGCGACTAACGTTCTTGGATTTAATTTGGTTACATTAGCTTCTATGCCAACTACTGTTGGTAATGGTGGTGTATCAGGAGGGACTTCTGTGGCTGGTTCTAATGGTACAAGAGGGGAACTTGTTGTGATTGATGAGAATGGTGATGTTGTATTAAATACTTGTGGTGCAAGTGATACCTCCACATTTTTCTACACGGTGGTATAGGGGATTAATAATGGCTAGAAAAAGCAGTAAAGCAAGATTAATTTCAGGTGCACCATTAAAAAGTGCTGATGATTTGCGTGAAGGTCAAAACAATAAATACTATGCAAGGTTTAGATCCGAAAGTGATGTTTCATTGTATATTGACAGTGCATATCTAAATCAATTTAATAATTTAGATGGAGACTTCCTTGATGATCAAACTCCTGCTCAAATTAGAATAGAAATATATGACTCTTTAGGCAATAGTAAGAGGTAAGACATGGCTAGAAAATCTGCTATACCAATTCAGCCAGTTCAACACAAGGTAAACACTACTGATGATTTACCAGAGGGCTTGAATAATAAGTATTACACTAAAGCTTTAATGCGGTCTAAAATTGATACTTTTGTAGATAGTGATTTCTTAGAGAACCTTTCTAATTTTAGAGGGGGACTATTAGGTGGTCAGCCCCGTGCATACTATCAGAGAATCATAGAAGATAAAGATGGGAATAAGTTAAATTAATGGTTGCTAAAGCTCAAAAAATTGTTAACCTTGGGTTAGACAGTGATGATAGCATTTCTGGTGGTTCAGGTGTAACTAATTTAAGTACAGTGTTTAATACTGACAGATTGGTTAATGGTAACACTTTACGTTATGAAGCAGGGATTAATACTGAATTTGGTCGTGGTAGTGATTATCTAGACGAATTATCTGGATTTAGTTCCGAAACCCCTTTAGGTATTGCACAGTTTCCAAATAGATTTTTTCCTGACTCTGGTACAGGGGTTGGTACTATTGACTCTGATATTAGGGCAGTGGTTGCTCCTAGCTATAATAGGGTAACAAAAACTGGTGGGGATGCTGATGACTTTATAAATAATATAGCATACAAAAAAATAGCAACATTGAACCAGCAACCACCTACTTATTATACTTTAAATGTTTATAAATCTTTGGATTCTGGTAGTTCTCTCATTGACCCATTGAATCCAAATGCGTAAGGAAATTTCATGGCTAGTCCATCTTCTAGAGTAGAATTAATTAATCACTGTCTAAGAAGACTCGGTGCGCCTGTTATTGAAATCAATGTAGACGAACAACAGTTAGAAGACAGACTAGATGATGCATTGCAATTTTTTAGAGAATATAATTCCGATGCTACTGTAAGAACATACCTGAAGCACCAGCTTACTCAGGATGATTTTGACAATGGATATGTTACGGTTAGTGACAATATCTATTTCATTAAAAGAGTATTTCCATTTAACGGTATTACGGGTGGTGGTTCTTCTACAGCAAACTTCTTTGACATTAAATACCAGATTGCATTAAATGATGTATATGAATTAAATACATTTGTAGGTGACTTGGCATATCTGGAACAGATTAACCAGTATCTGGCATTACTGGATATGAAGCTTACTGGTCATCCACAGATGACATTTAACAGACTTCAGAACAGAGTATACATTCACGGTGCCTTAGACAGTAATTCACAACTGAATGTGGGCGACTTTATTGTATTAGAAACATTTAATGTAGTTGACGGTGAAACTCACACAGATGTTTATAATGATATTTTCTTGAAGCAATATCTGACACAATTGATTAAGCAACAGTGGGGAGCAAACCTTAGTAAGTTTGAAGGTATGCAGCTTCCCGGTGGAGTGACTTTAAATGGTCGTATTATCTATGAAGAAGCCACTCAAGAAATCCTTAGACTTGAAGAACAAGTAAGGCTGAATTACGAGTTGCCAGTTGACTTCTTTGTGGGGTAAACTATGGCAAGAAATATTTACATCTCACAAACAGTAAAGTCTGAACAGGATTTATACGAGAACATCATTATAGAGTCCATGAAAATTTATGGACAAGAGGTTCAGTATATCCCTAGAGAGTTGGTAGCAGAAGACAGAATCTTTGGTGAAGATGTTGTGTCTGCATTTGATAGAGCATATCAGATTGAAATGTATCTGGAAAATATTGACAACTTTGAAGGTGACCAAGAACTCTTTACAAAGTTTGGTGTTGAGATTAGAGACAGGGCAACACTGCATGTTTCTAGGCGCAGATGGCACCAAGCAGTAGGTACATATCTTCCTGAACACTTACGTCCTAGAGAGGGTGATTTAATTTACCTGACTCTTTCTGACCAAGTATTTGAAATCATGAGAGTGATTGACGATCAGCCATTCTATCAACTTTCCAATCTTCCGACATACAGAATGGAAGTTGAACTGTTTGAATACAATGATGAGAACTTTGACACATCTATTGAAGTTATTGATGAACTAGAAAAGCTTGGTAATACAGTTATTCTCAATCTTGAAAACTCTGATTCTGATGACTTCCAGATTGGTGAAATTATTCAGCAAGTTACAGGTTCTACAACAATTACAGCAGAGATTGTAGACTGGCATGCTGATAGTGATAAAATGTATGTGGCACATATTGCTACACCAGATGGCAAGTTTAGAGAGTTTACTACAGGTTCTATTACAAGTCAAACAACAAATATTACCAAGACCATTACCTTTATTGGTGAACAGTTACAGCAAGTAGATGCACAAAATACAGACTTTGAAACATTTGGTGATGATATCCTTGACTTTAGTGAAGGTAACCCATTTGGAGAACCGACATAATGTTTGTACATTTTTACCACGAAAAGATTAGAAAAGTCGTAGCAACATTTGGAACAATGTTTAATAATTTACATGTTGTTCGCAAAGATGCTTCAGGAGCTTCTATTAGTCAGATGAAAGTTCCTTTGAGTTATTCTCCAAGACAAAAGTTTTTAGATAGAATTCGTGAAACGGCTAACATGGAAGATGCTAAGTTGGCAGTTAAGTTGCCAAGAATGGCATTTGAAATGACAGCACTTTACTATGATCCTACCAGACAATTAGCCAAGACGAATAACTTCACAAAGAATGTTGAAGGCAACGCAAATGTTAGAACTAAGTTTTTTACTTCTGTTCCATACATTCTAAACTTTCAGTTAAACATTCTGGCAAAAACAAATGAAGATGCAGTACAAATTTTAGAACAAATTTTACCGTTCTTTAATCCATCCTATACTGTCACTATGAAACAGTTCAGTGATTACCCCGATGTTACAGAGGATATTCCTATTACATTGATTGGTACATCTTTCTCTGATGACTATGAAGGGTCTTTAGAGAATCGCAGAACTATTATATATACATTAGACTTTGAAATAAAGACAAGTTTTTATGGGCCTATTGCAGATGCTAAAATTATTAAGAAGGCTATCGTGGACTTTAAGAACCCAGACTTACCATCTGATGATGCAAACAGTTTGATTGAAAGAATTACAGTTGAACCTACTGATCCAGATGCTAGACCAGACACAATTGACTTTACGACTAACTTTATTATTCCTTCTGAGGGTCTGGACTCTGACCAGACTACTGTACAACCCTCTGTGGTTCCTGATGGTGATCCAATTGACTTTGGTACGTTTGGCAATCCTAATTTAAGTATCGACCTTGGTACATTTAGTTTAGACGATTAGAGGGTTAAATGGCATTACAACTAAGACGTGGATTAGACACAGATAGAATTAGAATTAAGTTTGCTCCCGGTGAACTTGTCTATGCTACTGACACTAAAAAATTATATGTTGGTGATGGGACCACACTTGGTGGTAATGAAGTTTCTTTGAATGATAGTGATATTACTAATGTTCTTGCTGCATCACAAGCTCCTGTTATTCAGGCTATTGTAACTAAAGAATATGTAGATAACTTAAACATTAATGCAGTAGAATTAGATGGTTATGATAGAGCCTATTATAGAAACTATGGCAATCTGACAAATACTCCAACAATTTTGGATAGTGCAAATGTACAGTCTTTGGCACTATCTACAGTTGACACTGACTATACTCAAAGCATCATTGGTAATACAAGCATCGATGCGTTATCTGATGTAGATTTAACAGATATTGCTGTTGATAGAATCTTGAAATGGAATGGTAGTAAATTCGTTGCTGCTAGTGCTGCCTCTGGTGGTACTGGCATTCAACTTACTGATCTTTCTGTTATTGATTCATCTCAATATGGGGTCTTGACCTATAATACTTTGACAGGTGAATTTAATTTCCAGAGCATCACAGACAGTGATATTCTTTCCTTGGTGGACAGTGCCTATGTACAGGCTAGACAAAGCACTTTTGATTCTAATGATGTTGCATCTATTGTAGACTCTGCTTATATTCAGGCTAGACAAATCAGACTTGACTCTGCTGAAGTAATAGACCTTATTGATTCTGCATATGTTCAGGCTAGACAGACTCTTAGTGGTGGTGGAATTGACTCTGCTGAAGTTGTCACTTTGATTGATAGTGACTATATTCAAGCTAGGGTAACACTTGATGGTGTAGGTATTGATTCTGCTACAGCAGCAAGTATTGCAGATTTTAGAATTGCTGTTCTTGGGTTTGATTCACAAGAAGCATTAGAGATTGCTCAAGGTGCAATGCTGCTACAGACACTCATGATAGTGCGTTGGTTCTGAGCCAAATTCTTGAGACAATTACCCCAACATATATTCAGTCCAGACAAACAACATATGATTTTGAGACTGACTATGCACCTTTAATTGATTCAGATTTTATTCAGTCTAGAAGACCAGCAGAAACTATTATCACAGTAGGTAACAATGGCTCTGTAGGATATACCTTTACAGGTGACGGGTTCCCTTCCACTTCTGGTGATAACCCTACTATCTACTTGCAGAGAGGTTTACAGTACAAATTTGAAGTATCTGCCAGTGGCCATCCTTTCTATATTAAGACTATCCAGTCTACAGGGACCGGAAGCCAGTACACAAGCGGCGTAACAAACAATGGTACACAAAGCGGTACTATTTACTTTACAGTCCCTATGGATGCTCCTGAGAGACTGTATTATAACTGTCAATACCACTCTTCAATGAATGGCACTTTTGTAATTAATACTACGAGTGGTGTTGACTCTGCTGCTGTTAGTGGTATTGTAGATAATTTGACTTCATTAAATGTTCAGTCTATCATTGCGGATTCGGTTAGATTTACTGATACTGGCAAGGTTGTTTTTGGTACGGATGATGATTTACAGATTTATCATGACGGTAGCAATAGCTATATTATTCATGATGGTGGTGGTGTATTACTCAATCAGACTGATGGTTTCTATGTAAGAGATGCAGCAGGAGTCAAGACAGGTTTTGTGTCTACTCCTAGTGGTGCTACTACTCTTTACTATGATAATAATGCAAAGGTGGCTACAGCAAGCACAGGAATTACTGTGACAGGCACAATGAGTGCTGACTCTGCTATTATTGGCGGCAATCGTGTACTGACAACAGCAGATGACACCCATGACTCTGCTGCTGTTGAAGGCCAAATTAATGCAACAGTTAATCAGTCTTTTATTAATCAGTTTGATACTCATGATTCTGCTGCTGTATTAGGTCAGATCAACGCAACAGTTACACAGTCGTTTATTAATCAGTTTGATACTCATGATTCTGCTGCTGTGCTTGCACAAATTAATGCAAGAGTTACACAGTCGTTTATTAATACCTTTGACACTCATGATAGTTCTGCGGTTCAAGGTCAAATTGATGCAACCATTGCTGCTACAGATACTCATGATTCGGCAGCAGTCCTTGGACAAATCACTGCCACAGTTGATGCAGCTTATGTACAGGCACGTCAAATAACATATGATTTCTTAGACAGTACAGAAGCTCTAAACTTAATTGATCAAACCTATGTACGAAATCAGATTGATCAAGCGTTTATTGATACGTTTGACACTCATGATAGTGTTGCTATTCAGAACCAGATTACAACCACAGTCACAGAATCTTATGTAAAGAACTTTGCTGACTCTGCTCATGTTCGCTCTGCTTTGTCTAGTGGTACTGGTGTTACATTTAATGGTAGCACTGGTGAAATTTCTATTGGACAAGATGTAGGAACATCTGATAATGTTAGTTTTGCTAATGTAAATATTTCAGGTGATCTTAATGTTACTGGTACACAAACAACCGTAACTTCTGAAACTCTTGCTGTAACTGATCCACTTATTCGTTTGGCAGAAAGTAATGAGCAGACTGATGTTATTGATATTGGATTTATTGGTCATTACTATGGAGAAGGTTCCAGAAGACATACAGGTTTCTTTAGGGATGCAAGCAATAAAGAATATTATATTTTTAATGGATTAATTGACTCGGCATTTGATTCTAGTCCACCAACAAACATTGTTGACAGAACAAAACCCGGATTTACTCTTGCTACTTTGAATACTGGTAGGATTGTAGGTGTATATGCAGGATTTGATTCTGATTTAGGAACAAAGACTACATCAGATTTAGATGAAGGCACTAATCTTTATTATACTAAAGTAAGGGTTGACTCTGACATTGCTCTTAAAGTGGATACTACCTTTGTTGACAACTTAGCAGTCAACTATTCTTCTCTGACTGGCACACCTGTATTTGGTTCTGGATTAACAGACCAAAGTGGAACTATTATTATCGGCCCTGATCAAGTCAAGGCAACAATGATTGACTTTGGTGCAGGTGCTAATCAGGTCAGTACAGATGATGTTTTAGAAGGTTCTAGTAATCTTTATTACACTGATGCCAAAGTAGCAACCTATGTAGATGCTGCATATGTTCAGGGTAAGATTGACCAATCATTTATTGATACATTTGATACCCATGACTCGGTTGCTGTTTTAGGTCAAATTAATGCAACTGTAAATCAGTCTTTCATTAATCAGTTTGATACTCATGACTCTACAGCAATTGCTAATCAGGCAAGAGATGTAATTAACACAAATGTTACACAATCTTTCATAAACGCTCTTAATATTGATGCAGATACATTAGATGGTCAAGATGGCACATATTACTTAAACTACAATAACCTTACTAATGCACCTACTGTACTCGACTCTTTAAATGTAACGTCAATTATTAATGAAACAGACACTCATGATAGTGCTGCTGTTCAAGGTCAGATTGATGCTAACTTTGCTTCTGGATTTACAGTTGGTGGTGACCTTTCTGGAGGCATTCAATCTAAATTTGGCGGTTTTTACGCTCCTCAAAATCCAGAAGGCACACATTTTAAAGGTCATGCATTTTTTAATGATATTGCCTATGCTAGACTAAGAGGTTCAACAATATCTGTTGATGTTGATGGTACTGCTATGACAAGCACCACTAACATAGATAATATGTTGTCGCCTAATAATAATGTTTGGAATATGTCAACGTCTGGTGTGACAACTGTTACCATTACAATAACCAGTATTCCTTCACCCATCCAGTTCGGTTCTTATATGGGTGTAAATTTTATTAGTAAAAATTTTCGGGCAAAGGATATCACACTTGAATATTCCCAAGACAGCGGATTCAGTTGGTCAACTGCTGGAACCTTTACAGATCAAGGTGACGAGTTTGTGGTCTCTAGTTTCAACTCCGGTAATATAAATACAAATGCTCTCAGATGGACTTTAGAAGATTTTAATGCTCCCCAAATGAGGATTAATGGGTTGTTTGCCTACGACTTCAATTCACCCGGAATGTCTGGATTGTATCTTCCGTTAGGTGGAGGAAATGTTTATGGAGATATCGGTGTAACTGGTGAAGTTTCTGCCACATCGTTCAGTGGTGATGGTTCTAGCCTTACTGGTATAGCAGGTGCTAAAGGTGGTAGTACAGACCAAGTATTCTATGAAAATGATCAAACCGTGACTGCAAACTATACCATCACCACTAACAAAAATGCAATGACTGCTGGACCTATTACGATAGATGCCGGAGTCACCGTAACAATTCCAACTGGATCAGAGTGGAGTATTGTGTAATGAGCAAACTAAGATTATCAGGTGCTACATCCGGTTACGAAGAAATTAAAACAGCAGATGTTGGTGATAACAACACCTACCAAATAGGTAGCACAGTAACAGCAGTCGATGTAACAGCTAGCGGTACGATCCAAGACTCGCAGGGTAATGTTCGTGCGCTGGAGGTTACAACTGATGCAACTTCATCTGTAACTATTGTTTCAGGTTCAACAGGTAAATATTTTAGACTTACGGGTTCAACAGTTACTATTAATATCAATGCAGGTAACTTTGCTGCGGGTGATATTATTACACTACATAATGCAACATCGTCTGATATGACTATTGACTTTGATGCTAATTTTACTGATACAGTCTATATTGCTGGCGATGGAACAGATAAGAACAACAGCACTATCACTCTTGCTGGTTATGGTCTTGCTACATGTATTGCATTTACTTCTGCTGG